TAGAAGTAAAAGTATAATTTTGAAAGGCGATATTTGCTTCATTTAATGCTCTTGCTAATTCAGTTGATAAACCGTTTCCAGTATAAGTAGAAGGGCGTAAATAAGCATACCATCTACCGTTAGTTGTAGGGTCGCCAAAGTTAAATCCTATTCTATTGTTATCAGTTGTTATATTGTATAGTTCATCATCTCTGAAATGATAAAAATTAACTAAACATACTTGACTATTAGGTTTTATAACAATAGGTTGATTGAAGTTGTTTTTGAAGTTAAAAGGTTGTTGTGACGCTCGATGATTACCATCAGCACTGCTTAGAGATATTAAAGACATATTTAATATAGTTTGATATATTATTTATAAATAAAAAAAAAATATAATTATAAATTAATAATTAAAAATGGAAAAAATATCTAAATTAACTAATGATGAAATGGAAAGTCAATATACTTCTAATAAGTTTAGTTTAAAAAAAGTTATAACAAAATCTGAAAAGTTGCTAGACAATAAAAAAACACCAATTGACCCAAAATTTATTTTTGGAAAAGTTAACATATCTAAAAAGAAAAAAAATATTAAATATAGAAAACCAAATCCAAAAAATGAAAATGATAATCTAGATGAATTAAAAGATATGTTTTAGTTTACCATAAATATTTATGTGAAAAGTATTTAGCACTATCTTTAGAAGTTGCTTTACCATGTCTCTTATAATATAAATCTCTTCTTTTCTTATCATTATGATCTAAATTACTGTATTCTCCTAGTTTATCTTTGAATTGTTGGTATCTGCTATCCCCGAAGTGTATTAACTTCTTTTTACCATCTTTCATAACATATACAGAATACTTTTTATTTTTTGCTTTTGATTTGAAAGGTTTATATAATTCCTTTTTATCCATTTTATTATTTATTTAGATTTTTTTATTAATAAATGTTTATCAATCTTTTTTGCTTTTCCTCCCATTACTGCACTGTAAAGACGTGCATAACCCCATTGTGTAGCACTTTTAACTTGTGGTCTAACTGATTGAGGATTTGTTTTAAATGCTCCTTCTCCTTTCTTAACTATTCCCTTTAGTCCTTTTAATTCATATCCAGTTAATTTACTTATCTCAGTTAAAGAATGAGATTTATCTTTAGGAAACCCATATTTTTCATTAAATTTATTTTTATAAGTTTTTACCATTTTTATTTATAAATAATATATTAAATATGAACTGTGTTTATTGTAATTGTTATTATTCTTTTGAAGAAGTATGTAATAATAAATATTGTAAAGTATTAAAAGAATTAATTAAAAAATTAGGAATTGAAAATATAATAAAAAAATTATCTAGTTAAAAAAAATATTACTAAATATTATAAAATGAAATTAACAGAAAAACAATTAGCAAAACTAAAGGAACATTCTAAATTACATAAAGGTGGAATGAAAAGTAAGCATGTAAAAAATATGGAAAAATTTATGAAAGAAGGTGATAGTTTCACTAAAGCACACAATAAAGCAAAAAAGTTAGATTCTAAAAAGGATTAATTTAAATTATGTCTTAAATATAGGTCTAAACTAATTTTTCCAAATTTTTTAGGGTCTTTTTTACATTCTTTCCAATTATTTACTTGGTCTCTTTCATAAGTTCTTCTTTTTAGATTTCTTTCTCTTTTTTCTTTTTCTTCTTCTTCTTTTTCAAGTCTTTCTTGTTCTCTTTCTTCTCTTATTTTTTTTGTTCTAATTATTAAATTTATTAAATAATTTATATCATCTTTATCTAAAATATTATTAACTTTGTTAATATCTTCTTTTGTTATTTTTTCTTCTTTAACAATAGAAGAATGTAATTTATAATATAAATTTTTTTTTATTACTTCTTTTTTTTTTTGTTGATATTCAATTTCTAATTCTTTTTTATATTTTTCTTGTAATATTTTTTGTTCTTCTTTTTTAATTCTTTTATTAAACATTTCAATTTTTTCTTCTTGTTTTCTTTGTTCTTCTTTTTTCTTTTTTTCTATTTCTTCTTCTTCTTTTTTAATTCTTCTAAATTCTTCAATCCTTTGTTTTTCTCTTTCTTCTTTTTCTTTTAATAGTCTTTCATATTCTTCTTTTTGAATTTGTCTTCTTTGTCTTCTTGATTCTTCATCTCTTTCTTCTTGTTGTTGTCTTTTTAATTTTATTTCGTTATATGTTAATTCAATTTCAGTTCTTGTTTTATCTAAATCTTTTAATATTTGATTAAATTCGTTTATGTATCTAGATAATAAATATTTATTTAAACATTTAGTCATACTATTTTTCATTTTTAATAAGTTTTTTTTTACTTTATCTTTAAATTTTTTGTCTTCCATAAATAATTGGATTTCTTCAATACAACTAGATCCAATAATAAAATAGTTTTCATTTATCTTAAAAATATTTAAATATCTTAATCCATTTCCTGAATTGTGTTCGTTACAAAAACAATAATATTTAGTATTTTGATTCATAATTAATTTAACTTTTTCTAATATTAATTCTTCTTCTTCATTTTCAAAAAAACTATTAGTTCCATCTAATCCTTCTACATTATATTTTCCTTGGTCTATAACCCCTTTAAACTCCATATTTTCTAAAAAATCATCAAATACTATATTGTTTTCATTACAATATATTTTAAATTTTCTTTCTAAATTTTCATAAGTAGTAGATTTTGATTTTTTGTATATATATTTTAATATTTTTTCTAATGATGAATCATTATTAATAGTAGATTGAATTAATTGATATTTAGTATCTCTTTTTTTTAATAATTCCTTTCTTTCTTCATATAAGTTTATCAATACATCATTATTAAAATGATTATTCCTATCTACAAAAGAAATAGAACGATTTATAATATCTTGAATTTTTGACTCCATGATTGATTTAATAACTATACTATTATCTAGTATGATATTCTTAAATTAATAAAAAATAAATAAAAATTAATTTTATAGTATCTTTAATATACTATTTCAATTTCTTCAATTGTAACTACTTTATTAAAAATTGGTTTTTTAACTTTCTTAATAACTAAACTATTATCTCTAAATTTTTTCATTTTGTATTCTGTATCCTTAATCATTCTTAATGCTGATAAAGTTGCACAGTTTAAAAAGGTTGTTAAATCATTTAATGTTCTATAATATGTTTTATTGTCATCTAAAATAACTTCATAATTATAAAAGTTTTGCTTTTTTCCTTGAGAACGAGGCATAATGTAAAATTAATTTCTATTTATTTACTATATAATATATATTATTTTTTTTTTATATTATTTAAACTAGATTAATTAATTTATTCATATTCGTCATTATCAATTTCAATTACTTCATCAGTATTTATTAGGTTATTGTCGATCATATACTTTAATAAATTTTCTTGATTAAAAGAGTAATAATCAGTTGTTTTATTATTTATTTTGTATTTTTTAAAGGTCATATCCATATTTAATAATATTGATTTTGTATTTCTTGAATTAAAATTTTTTAATATAGATGTATGATTATTTTGTTGTAAATAATTTTTATATTGACTATAAAAAAGAGTTGGTTTAAATAATATATTCTTAGTTGTTTTATGTATTAAACCTTCTAATTCTTCTTTAATTTTACCATCATTAATTAATTCATATAGATAATCATATATAGGATTCCTATTATTATTTTGCATGTCTTTATATGCTTTTGTGATTACTCTTTCTTTTATATCAAATTCAGTTAAATTAATATTCATTAATTGATAATAGATATAAGTTAATACTTTTTTATTAGTTCTGTAACTGTGTAGTTTATTATAAAAACTCCTATCTTTTGGTTTTCCTGCTTTGAATACAACAAATCTCCTATCATTTTCTTCTAATTTAATTGGATTATTATTATTAGAAAAAGCAAATACTCTAGACCAATTACTTTCATGATATGATTTAACATTTTTTTCATTTATCTTTCTTTTTTCTTCAGTTATGAATTTTTTTAATTTATCATTATTTTCAAAACCTTGTTGAGAATTTACTTCATCAATTGCTATTAACATTTTTTGAGATAAATCTTTTGAAAATACACCTATTACATCTTCCATTCCTCCTTCTAGTAAATATTTACTGTGAATACTTTCAAAATCCATAATTTTAGATAAAATTTGAACTAAACTATTTTTTCCTACACCTTGTATTTTACTTCTTAAAATAACACCAATTAAAGGATTTATATCAGGATGTTGAAAAATATCAGCGATATAATTTAATAAATATGTTTCACATTCTTTTTCATTATTAGTTAAAACACCTATTAATTCTTTAAATACCTTCCATCCTTCTTTCATCTCATCATCTATTTTATAATCTTTAATATTAATACAGGAAAACCCTTTAAACATATTATAAACTTTTTCGTCTTTGATTTCTGTTTTAGGTATAAAATCTACATTCTTATATATTCTTTTATCTTCATCTTTTAACCATTGACTAAAAAAATCTTGTTGTTTTATACCAAATGCTGTCATTGTTAAATATTGATATGTAGCACTTATTGTAGAGAAATCTTGTTTATTGTATAATACTACTTGATTGTCTTTTTCACATCCAAATAGAAGAGGATTAGATACCATAAAATTTTCTTTTTCAAATTTTGTTTTTATTTTTTTATAAGATTTACTAGTTAATAATTCTTGTTGTTCTTTTGCTGTTTCTAGTGTTTCTTTCATTGATAGAAGATTTCTTTCATTCACTTCCATTTCTTTTCTTTCTTCTTCTTTTTCTTTATCTTCCAAATATTTAATATAAATATCACTTTCTTCTATATCATTTTTCATTTCTTTACAAATCCATTTAACATTATACTTTAAACAATGATCGTTTAACATTTTTAATATGACTGTTTTATCACGATTTATACCTACTAAAACACCATCAAACATTAAAACACCAATATCATCAAAACCTATTAATTCACAACATTCCATCAAAATTTTATTTTCATATATTGTTAAAACTCTATCAATAAAAGAACCTTTTTGATTTTCTTTTTTCATTCTTTTTTTATCTATTCCAATATCTGATTTATTATAAATTGATTCTTGTATTATTTTAAATTCTTTATCTAGTTCATTAAGAAAATCATTATCTGAATTAATTGGTTTATCCCAATTCAAAGCAGTTAAAATTTGTCTTTTAATTACATCTTTATTATCTCCTAAAATTTCATCTCTATTATTACAGTAATAATCTAATTTAGGAAAAACACTATTAGGAAACCATTCTTTAACTA